TGGATATAGTGATTTCTATAAAAAAGATCTTACTTTTAACGTAATAGGACCTGTAGGAGACATTGTATCTGAATGGATTATAAAAGGTGCATTTATTACAAATACATCATTTGGAGATTATAGTTGGGATACTGTAGATACGGCCCAAAATATAAGCATTACAGTACAACCAGATTATTGTATTTTAAACTTCTAAAAACATTACTTTCCCCTAATTTAGAAAATAGCTTGGCTTCGGTCAGGCTTTTTCTTATATTCATATGTATAATATGAACAAACGTTATTATTAAATAAAGATTATGACACAATTTAAAATACCTACAGAAACCGTAACACTACCCTCCAAAGGACTTTTATACGCAAAAGATAATGTATTATCTAGTGGTGAGATAGAAATGAAATATATGACCGCCAAAGAGGAAGATATTCTAACTAATTCAACCTATATTAATGATGGTTCAGTAATTGACAGAGTATTAAAGGCGTTAGTAATAACTAAATTTAATTGGTCTGACTTATTAATTGGAGATAAAAATGCTATTATGATAGCAGCCCGTGTTTTAGGTTATGGTAAAGACTATACATTTTCCCACAAAGGAGGAAAAGAGACAGTTGATTTAACATCATTAAAAGATAAAGAACTTAATAGCGATCTATATACTGAAGGGATTAACCAATTTTCATTTACACTCCCCCACTCCGGTAATGTAGTTGAATACAAACTACTTACTCATGGTGATGAAACAAAAATCCAAAATGAGTTAAAGGGGCTAAAAAAGATTAATAAAGATAATGTTCCTGAAGCTACAACTAGATTAAAACACATGATTATATCAGTTGAGGGAGATGCAGAAAGAAAAACAGTAAGAGAATTTGTTGATACTTATTTGCTAGCACGAGATGCTCGTGCACTTAGAGAAAATATATTAACAACACAACCAGACGTAGATCTGACTTTTTTTCCCGAAAACGGAGATGACGGGATTAGTATCCCCATTGGAATTAACTTTTTTTGGCCTGACGCTTAAAACAGTTCCCCAAATTAGACAAAATTTATTTAGACAAATCCACGAAATTGTTTTTCATGGTAAAGGAGGATATGATTGGCATACTATATACAATATGCCAATTTGGCTTCGTAAATATACTTTTAAACTTATAAAAGATTTTTATGAAGAGGAGAAAGAATCTATAAAAGCAAACCAACAGGGTAAAGATAAACAATCTCTTGTTAACACTGAAGGTCAAGTAAGCACTCCTAATTTTAAAAACCAATCGAGCTATAGGTAAAAGCATAATTATTTCATATTTATAATAAAATACTCTAATGGCATCCAATTCAGAATTAGAAAAAAGTAAAAATCTTATAAAAGACCAAGTTGATGAAGTTGGTTTTTTGGATAGTGCCTTTAAATCCTTAGCTGCTACTATATCTACTACTTTAGAAGATGCTATTGACCAAATGAATGGTTTAGATACTATTGCTAAGAAAGTAGCTCAATCCTATAATAGAGATATTACAAGCTCTATTAAAAAAACAACTTCAGGATTGGAAGAAACAATTGCACTCCAAATTAAAATAAAACAGGGGGTAAATGTTGAAACTGACCTTAAGAAAAAATTGTTAGCTCTTGAAGTTAGAAGAAATTTAACCCTCAAAAAAATAATTGCAGCCGGTAAAGAAACAGGAGTAGATACCATGGAATTAAAAGTTTCTTTAACAGAGCAATATGATTTAACAAAAGCAACTCTTGAATCTCTCGAAGAACAAAATAAAGAAAGACAAAAAAATAAGAGTTTAGCTGAACTTGGAGTGGATAGTGCAAAAAGATTTGCAAGTCAAATAGATAAATCTGGAACTCTTACTAGTATACTAGAAGGCAAATTTACTGATGTTGTAACTATATCTAGATTGGGTGAATTATCTATGCTAGCTATTGGAAAGGCTATTCTTGTAGGTAGTGAAAATATGGCAATGTTATCCCAGGAAACAGGGATGTCAAAAGACCAGGCTCTAGCACTATCTAAAGAATTAAATCAAAGTGCTATTGATTCTGGAAATGTAGCATATAACACTACCAAAGCTCATAAAGCATTTAAAGGATTAACGGCCGAAACTGGTCTAACTGCTGAATTTGGAGGTCAAACATTAGAGACGTTCTCTATGTTAACTAGTAAGCTTCATATGGCTGGAGATGCTGCATCTTCTCTAACCATGATGGCTAGAATGCAAGGTGAAGAAACTGAAAAAGTTCTTTCAGATACTGTAGCCACAGCCGCTGCCATAGCTAACCAAGCAGGGGTTGGGATTAATTTAAAGGGGGTTTTAAGTGACGTTGCTAGTGTTAGTAACTCTATAAAAGTATCTTTAGGATCTAACCCTGAAGCCCTAGCAGAAGCAGCAGCAAATGCCGCCCTATTAGGTACTAACCTATCAGGAGTTGATGCCATAGCTAGTAGTTTATTAGATTTTGAACAATCCATTAAAAATGAATTAGCAGCTGAAATGTTGTTAGGAAAAGATCTTAATTTTGAAAAAGCAAGACAATTAGCTTTAAGTAATGATTTAGTAGGATTATCTGAAGAATTATTAAATAATGAAGAGTTAACTAATACCTTTGCAACTGGAAACAGAATGCAACAAGAAGCAGCAGCAGCTGCTATAGGGATGAGTAGAGATGCTATGGCCGATATGGTGATGAAGCAACAAATGAACAATCTATCAGCACAAGAATTTAACGCTATAAATGGTGAGGGTGCTTACGAACGAATGCAAGCAGTTTCAGCCCAAGAGAAATTAGGGTTAGCTATGGATAAAATGAAAGATTCAGTTTCACAAATTGGTTTAGCATTTGCTCCTTTTATAGATGGTTTAGCAAAAGGTATTTCAACTTTAATGGAATATAAACCTGTTTTAGTAGCTATAGGGGCTTTAATGGCGGGTTTAGCTGCTAGAAGTGCTGCTTTGGCAGTAATTAATTTTGCAGCAGCCGTACCAAAAATATTTGCACAAATGTCAGTAATGGGTCCACCTGGTATTGCTTTAGCAATAGGGGGGGTAGCAGCAATGGCTGCAGCAGTCGCGGGAGCAGCCTCTGTAATGGGAACTGCAGATGATATGATTGCACCTGCCGGATATGGAGATAGAATTTTATCTACCCCTAAAGGATCAATTGCATTAAATAATCAAGATTCTATAGTAGCTGGAACCAATTTAGGTGGTGGTGGTGGAAATAGTATGAATGAAACAAACGCACTATTAAACCAAATACTTAATAAAGAAGGAACAGTAAAAATGAATGCAACTAGTGTTGGAACAGCCTTTAGTGTAAATTCAAGACAAATACAATAATTTAATATTTATAATAAAACAACAATTATGGGACTTTTAAACAAATTAGAAACAGGTCAGTCTACTTTAACTGGATTAAACGGTGGTACACCATCTACTCCTGAATTTTCATTATCAAAATTACATGATACTTATTCATTAAATGGAGATCCAAACATATCTAACAAACCTGCACCATCCAATTTAGATTCTGGCAATCCAGCAAGATATTTAAATAATTTACCTACATAATAAAATATGGGGCTTTTAGATTTAACAACAGACCTTAAATCATTAAGGTATGGGCGAGACCGTGTAGGTGGAGGAAGTAGCAAAGAACCTTTTGTTACTGACTCTATAAACAGTACTCCTGGAGATACTGGTGGTGCTGACTTCCTTTTAAGAGCAAATACTTTAAGCAGGGTAGGGGATGATTTATCTAGAATGGGTCAATTTATGATTTCCCCTAAAGGCCTACAATTTGCTGTAAAACAAAATCTACTATCAAGATCAGCAGTTAGATCTCAAGCTAGCAATGGGCCTATAAATGATGGGGTATATTTACCAACTTCAACTTTAGCCCAAGTAGCAACAAACCCATTTGGGGGTCATCTATTAAAACAAGGTATAAATCCACTTGCAGATACAACAGCTGATGGTTCTAATACTGGAATAGGCTTTCTTGATAACATTTTAAATACTGCATTGCCCCTATCAGCTCCTTTTTATGCTAAAAAAATTAAAACAATTAGAGAAGTTGATAATAATAGGTTAACTGAATTAGTAAAATATAAAATTGGGGGTCCAAGTGCTCAAACTACAGATGGTACTAAGTCCTTTTTAGATTCAATATTTAATTCTGGAACAAATGCATTAGGAAATTTAGGATTTGGAGGGTTATTAAATAATATATTAGCAATATCTCCATCTGCAAGTCAAAAATATAATAGTATATCCCTAAATCAAGGGGAAATACTAAGATACGATGGTGGGCCTGGATCTGCTTTAGGTATAGGCCAAACCAGCTTAAAAAGAGTAATTAATACTCAAGATTATAAAACACCAGGAAGCTATTTATTAAATTATTCTGCTATAATAGGCAAAACAGGAGATGGCGTGTATAGTACAGCTACCCCTAAGGGTAAAACTATGATTGATTTTAGGTCTACATTAATTGGGACCCAAAAACAAGGTGTAAATAAAGATGTTTTATCTACTTCTTTAGATTATACAAACCCCCTTGAAACACTAGGTGGAAGAGTTAATATGGGAAGCCCTGGTAGGAAAGGAAGAAATCTTATTAATTATAATATTGGGGTACAAGAAGGTGGTAAACCAACTGGTCCTTTAGATAAGATTAATGCCTTACCTTTATATTCAAGTCCTCAAATGATTAACCAGACTAGTGTTATTAATGACCTAGTTAAATTTAGGATTGGTATATTAGATAATAATAGTGACGCTAATAATAAAACTTACATTCACTTTAGATCCTTCATTGATTCATTTTCTGATAATTATAGTGCAAATTGGACTAGCCAACAATTTATGGGTAGGGGTGAAAAATTTCATAGATATGGGGGATTTGATCGAACAATAAGCATGGCTTGGACCGTTGCTGCTATGTCTATTGATGAATTAATTCCAATGTATCAAAAACTAAACTATTTAGCTTCAAGTTTAGCCCCTGATTATAGTTCTGATGGGTATATGCAAGGTAATATTGCGTATTTAACCATGGGAGGTTATTGCTATGAACAACCAGGTATAATTACTAGTATGAATATATCACCCATGAAAGAATCTCCTTATGAAATTGATATTCCTAGCAAATCTGGTGCTAATGATGGTGGTAAAAAAACAAAAGAATTAGCAATGTATGTAAATGTTACTGGTTTTAATTTTATACCACTACATAACTTTGTACCTAGAATACAAAATAATACATTTAGTGGCGCCTTAATTGAAGGTGGTGGTGGTAATTATATTTCTAAATTTGGTAAAGAAAGATTTATTGCTCTCCAAAATGCTGGGGGTAATAATTATACTCAAAATAATTTTACAAGACCATCATCCACAACAGAAGAGACACAAGACAACCCACAAATAAATAATACTGGAAAATCACAGGGAATAAATACATCAACCACTTAAATTATGAGTAGATATAATACAACAAATCAATATACTACAGGTGGTAAACGTCCCCGTTATGGAACAACTAAATACCCGGTTGTACCCTTGAGTTCATCTGATATTTTTGTTATTACTCAAGAAGGAGATAGATTTGATCAATTAGCACTTCAATATTATGGAGACTCTAGTTTATGGTGGATTATTGCATGTTCAAACCCGGGTTTACAACAAAATTCTTATTTTCCTCCCATAGGAATACAAATTAGAATACCCACTTCTATTGCAGAAGTAATGGCACAACAACAATTATTAAATGAAAGATAGTTATGACAGGAAATTTAATTGGAGAAAAGTTTGATCAGTATGTTTTTGACCAAATAAATCAAAGACAAATACTTTATGGAAAAGGGTACAAGGTAGGAGCATCCTCTAACTTAACACCTGATAATCAAATACTAATAAATAATAATAGTTCTTTTTTAAAATTAGCCTCAGGGATTAACCTATTTCAACCCAAAGCAGAAGTAACAAAAGATGACTTAGAAGAAGGAGTCCTTGAAGATGAAAGATCATACCAAGGTAGAGGAAGTTATACTGTAGATAATGAAGCTATTAAAAAAAATGCCGAAATATTATCTGATATAAATGAGCAGATAAAAGAAAATAATAAACTCCAATCAAAAGCAGCAAAAACAAAGTTAAATAGATTAGGATTATCCCCAAGTGATGTACGTCGATTAGGACAAGGCAATATTTTAGCTAAAAGTGCTGTATTGTTTGCTGGTATGTCTTCTTTAGAAAAGGGGGTATTAAAGCAAAGAAAGGGTATATCTGAATCTCTAAATACATGGAACACTGATTCAGTATATGGTTTGGGTGGAAAGAAATTTGGAAAGCAACCAATGCCTGGAATAATATCTGCTGAAATAAAATGTGTAAATAGGGGTTCTATAAGAAGTGCTACAATACAATTAAAAGCCTTTAATCAATTCCAATTTGATTTATTAGAATTATTATATTTGAGATTAGGGTATACCATGTTATTAGAATGGGGGCATATAAACTATATAGATAGAAATAGTAAAAAACAAACAGTAGGTACTACTTTAACCGAAAATTTATTTTTTGAAAACCAAGATAGAGACCAAAATGAGGTATTAGAAAAGATTCAAGCACAAAGACAAGATTACGAAGGGAATGTAGATGCTTTTTTTGGGAGAGTTACTAATTTTAGTTGGAAATTTGCCCCAGATGGAACATATGATATTACTTTAGAATTATACACCTTAGGAGATGTTGTTGAATCCTTATCTATTAATGTTCCTTCTAGTTCCCCTGCTACTTTTACAGGCACAGAAGAACAAAAAAAACAATCCAAAATAGGGGGTTATACTGTTCTAGATAAATGGATGGATAGTTATATGGCCGAGTATAGTGATGAAGCTATAACGGGGGGTGGGAGATATATTAATTTATTAGCCCTTAACACAAACTCAGGACAAAACCAATACTTAAATACTTATTCTTATAAAAATAAAGATGGGTGGGATGGTGATAATAAGTATTATTGTACTTTTGGAGAATTATTAAACAAAATAGTAGAGTACTGTATTCCTTTAGTTGTAGGTAAAACTACTTACCCTATGGTTAATTTTGATTTTGATAATACACTTAATATTGTAAGTGCACAGCCAAACCAAATTTCTTATGATTTGGAAACTTGTTTTATAAAACCCAATCCATTTTTTAACATTCCTGGTGCCAATATATATGTAAACCCCCTCGGTTTCCTTGGTAAGGGTGACTCTAGAGTAAAGGAGTATTTTGTTTTAAGCAAAATTCAAAAGACTGATATATATTATGGTAAATTAATGAATTGTTATATTAATTTTAAATTTATTAAAAAACAACTAAAAAGTAATATAGGTAAAGATGGAAAATTAACTCTTTATAAATTTTTAACTGGATTATGTGATGGGATTAATAGTGCACTAGGTGATGTTAATATGATCCAACCCATTATAAAAAATGGTAATACTATAGTATTTGTTGATCAAGTACAACCTAAAGGAAATGATCAAATTTTAAAATCTTTAATTCCCTCTATCCCTAAAATTAAAGAACATCCATTTGAATTATATGGATTTAATAAAGATAAATCAAATTTTGTAAATTCCTTTTCTTTTGAAAGCAAAATTGATTCTAATTTAGCAACCTCACTTGCTATCGGGGCAACAGCTGGTAATTCCCAAACCTCTATGGTTGATGGTACTGCTTTTGCATCATGGAACACCGGGTTACAAGATAGATTTTCTAAAGAAATCATCCCACCTACAACTATTATTGACACTGAAGCTCTTTCTAAAAAACAGGAAGAAATTGAAGATGAAGAACTTAAAAAATTATTTAATGGTGATGGTACTACTTGGTATAATGATATTTTAAGAGCTGAAGACACCAGATCAGGTACACTACCCAAAACAGGTTTTTACTTTCCTAGAAGTACCTTTACTGAATTTAAATCTCTCTATAAGCAATGGTTAATCGAAAACCCTACAAAACAAACAAAAGAAGGTTTTTTAGCAGAACCTAAAGAAAATAACTATGCTACTTACTTAGCAAAAAATTTAAGTGGTACTATAGTAAAAGCAGGAGTTAATTTTGGTTCCGACGATGCTACTTATTTAAATATTTCTAATAAAGATAATTACACTCAATTAAAACAAGCTTTTAAAAATTATATTCAAAAAAGAGATGAAAAAATATTTAGAATAACTAATACGGCATCTCAAAGAGAAGGCTTTATACCTTTAAATTTAAGTATAGATATGTTAGGTTTATCTGGAATGAAAATATACCAAAAACTACCAATAGTTACTCGTTTTTTACCTAGCCAATACTCAGGCGTAAGTGATACTATAGATTTTATAATTGAAAGTGTAGATCATACTATATCAAGTAATAAATGGGATACTAAAGTTAATACTTTAAGTATACCCCCTTCTGCTACAACCGATGTACAAATAATAGACGACAGTTTATTTACTTTTCTTGATATACCAAAAGATGAAACTTTTGCACAGTATGTTAATAGAGTTGCTTGGAGTGCTTGTTTTATTTCTTATTTAGCAAAATCTACTGGAGTAAAATTCCCATATAAATCAGCTCATTGGGCTTATTGTGAATCTGCAAGAGCAGGCACAGTATACTCTAATAATAGAAATAATAAAACTACATCAACAGCTGGTTGGTCTGCCTTTGACCCCAGAGCGGGCTTTAATAAAAATTCAACTATCCTCAAATACCGCAAAACCACCTCAACTGAATTATTTAATTATGGTAAAACAGTTTATTATCCTAATTCTGTCCCTGATGTAAAAGATACATTTAGAGGTGTTCGAGTAGGTGATATAATAGTTTCAAATAGGGATAATAATTTAGATTTTACAACCACTCCTTATTCAGGATTTACCCATGGAGATATTATAACAGAGATAAATGGTAATACTGTCACAGTAGTAGGAGGTAATGTAAGTTCAAAAGTAAGAACTTCAACCTATCAAATATCTAAATCCATTATTGAAACTTCCGGGGATCAAAAAGCAAAATATTTAACAGATGGTGCCATTATTGGAAAGAGATCTACTGCTAGCTCAGATGCAGATACTATATTTTGTGCCTTAAGAGCAAATAACGAAGTTGATGCTTTAAAGATGGTAGCAAAAGCAAAAGAAGAATTAAAAAAATGGACGGATAATGGATGGGTAGAATCTAACTCAGCATCATTCCCATCATTAGATAGCTATTACGATTCAGTAGATATGCGTAGACCAGACTTAGTATCAGTTTCATCATCATCAGAACCAACAACTTAATATGTACTACCCACAATCACAAATAATAACTGGTTTATACACCTCGGGGAATGAATTTTCATTTTTAAATGCTAGATCTTCCTACCAAGGATACTACTACCAAACATCAGATGGGAAATACTTTTCAAACAAATCTCCTAATGACACACCTACATCCCAGTTATTCCCAACTGATACTAGAAGTAATAATACTAGTTCAATAACTCCTATATCCCCAACAAAAAAAGGTAATAACAACTATTATCTAATTAAAGGTATATATTCTGTTATCCCTGAACCTAATAACATATCACCTGCACCACCATCACAAATCTCCCCTCTACCTACAGAAGAAGAATATAAGTTAGGAGAGTTTAATAGGTATTTTGCCTATAAATCTTCAACTAACCAAACTACAGAAGTAACTAAATTTGAATATAATCAATTTCTTGCTAAAGACCCTAACTTACAGGTAGAATTATATACCCCTGTAACTGTAAAATGGGTATTAAGAGGTACAAAAGAAAACGCATATAAAGCTAATTCAAACTTAGTTAAATTAAAAGAAACAAAGGAGAATGTTCCTGGTTTTTCTAAATATTTTAAGGGAAAATACGATCAATATTATAGGTTTAGTAAAAATGAAAACCTTTATAGTGATGGCAAAGAATTAAAATATTCTAAATCTAAAAAACCATATATTGGTTATTACCATATCCACCCAACCAAAGGACCAATGGTAGGAAGACAACATATTACGGGAGCTCATGATTATTTGGAGTTTGCAACAACAGGTTCAACATTTAACCCTTTACCACCAACTACCCAATCTGGTTCATATGAAGAACCTCCTAAGACAATTATAAAT